GATGCGTATCGCCAAGCTTTGCGTCGACACTGGTGGACGCGACACTGCGGCGGTTTATGGTCACCTTCGTCGTCTGCGCGATCCGCGCATCGCGCCGACTAAGGGCGTTGATGGCTGGAATCGCGCCCAGCCGGTGCAGGGGCCGACGCTCGTTGATGCACTCGTCGATGGTCGCAAGATGCGTCGCGGCCTCAAGCTTTGGACTGTGTCGACCTCAATATGGAAGATCGACCTTTATCGCCGATTGTGGCTGAGTCGCGGAGATTCCGAAGAGTATCCGTCAGGCTGGGTGCATCTGCCACGAGCGATCGAGGCGGAGTGGGTCAAGCAGCTCGTTGCTGAGCAGCTTCGCACGGTGCGTGACAAGCGAGGCTTTACACGTCAGGAATGGGCAAAGCTGCGAGATCGAAACGAGGCTCTCGACTGTGCCGTGCTGGCGCGTGCGGCGCTTTGGTTGCTTGGTGCGGATCGTTACGGTGAACGCTTCTGGCGACAACTTCGAGACCAGATGGCTGATGCGCCGTTGGCTGATGCGCCGTTGGTTGATGCGCCATCTGCCGTTGCATCGTCGGTTGAACGCGATGCGTCTAATGTAAGCAATGACGTGTCATCTATGCCGACGCAAATTGCTGTACCGACAGTCACATTTCGCCAGAACACGTGGATTTTGCCGCGCAGTGGTTGGCTGCGGTGAAGGAGAGGTAACATGAATCCTGCGGTGCTCTCTTGGGCTCTGTCCCAGCCGCCGGAAAGTCGCGCGGCCACGCTGGCGACTGCGTATACCTCTGGAACGACTCGGGTTAGTTTTGAAGGGCGAACGGTCGAGTATCGTAGCTTGGAAGAGATCGGCCGAGCTCTGTGCATCTTATACGGCACAGAAGTGCTGACGGCGCGTCGGCCTTCGGTGACGCTTTCTAGTTTCTCTCGCGGCACTGCGACATGATGAAGCGTCTTCGCGCTGCGTGGCGCGCTATGCGCGGCTACGCAGCGGCGCAAGATTTGCGTACATCGACGAATTGGGCGCCATCGGGCGGCGACGCCACAGCAGAAGTCGGCATCGCTGCGGCGACAATCGCACGACGTGCGCGTGACGCGGTCCGAAATGATCCTTATGCCGCGCGCATTGTTGATCTGTGGACCGCTAACGCTGTTGGTGCAGGCATCACCACGCGATGGCCGAATCAGCTGCACGCCAATGCGTGGAAGCGTTGGGCGGAAAGTGCCGCTTGTGATGCGGAGGGGCGGCTCGATTTTTATGGCTTGCAAGCCCTCGTGATGCGAGCGGTAGTCGAGAGTGGCGAATGCTTTGTGCGCTTTGTGCCAACGGTGCCAAATGCTGCCAACCCGGTTGGATTGCAACTCCAAGTTTTGGAGAGCGATCACCTCGATACGTCACGCAACGGTGTGATCGACGGCGCACCGACGATCCAAGGCATAGCGCTCGGCGAATCTGGCAAGCCGATTGGATATTGGTTGTACGCTGTGCATCCTGGGGCCGCGTGGGTTGTCGCGGGATCGACATGGAAAAGCAGCGATCTCATTCCGGCCAGCGATGTGCTGCACGTCTATCGCAAGCGCCGTCCAGGGCAGTTGCGTGACGTTTCTTGGCTCGCGCCTGTGCTGATGCGGTTGCGCGATCTCAGCGACTACGAAAGCGCGCTGTTGATGAAAGCCAAGATCGAAGCGTGCCTTGCGGCAGTGGTGACTGAAGAAGGCGACGACACACTGACTGGACCAGCCGCAAACTTGTTGCGCGATGCGCAGGGACGCGCTGTCGAAACATTCGAACCAGGAATGATCCTCTACAGGCGCGGCGCGGGGTCAGTCGAGGTTGTGAATCCGTCTAGCGGCGGCAGCCATGCGGCTTTTGCGCGCCGTGCGCTTGAAGCCGCAGCGGTTGGCACGGGACTTACGTACGATCAGGTCTCGGGAGACCTCACGCAGGCGAATTATTCCTCGCTTCGCGCTGGCAAGATCGAGTTTCGTCGCCTTTGCGAGCAGGTGCAATACGGCATGCTGATTCCAATGCTGGTGCGACCCGTCGCGGAACGATTCCATGCGCAAGGAGCATTCCTTGGCTTGTGGCCAGCGGAAATGCCAGATGGCGTTAGCCATGTGCCTCCCGCGCATGAGATGATTGATCCGTTGAAAGATACAAACGCGCTAATCGCGCAGGTGCGTGCCGGTTTCGTGCCACAGTCGGAAGCGGTTGCGTCGTTTGGTTACGACTTCCGTGCTGCAATCGAGATGATTCGCGAAGCTAATGCACTGTTGGATGATGCCGGGATCGCGCTTGATACTGATCCGCGTCGTGTTGCCAAGAGTGGTGCGGCGCAAGACCCAGCGCAAATAGCCGCGATCGAAATCGCTGCGACCGGCGCTGCGTTGCCCGAAAGCGAATCGAAAGACGACGTTGCGTTGCCTGCAAGCGCATCGGAAGAGTGACGCCATGTCAAACGAACTGCCATATACCGCACAACGCGCCATCGCTTCGCCAGCAACTGTGAATCGTGACGCGCGCACAGTAGAAGTCGTGTGGAGCACTGGTGCGCGAGCGCAGAATTATGTTTCGTCTCTCGGTTTCATTACCGAAGAGCTCGACATGTCACCAAACGCGGTGCGCATGGAAACGTTGCGTTCCGGTAGGGCGCCGGTACTTGACACGCATCGACGCAGCGGTGCGCGTGACGTGTTGGGACGTGTCACTGCAGCGCGTCTTGAGCGCGGTCGTGGCATTGCCACGCTGCAGTTTTCCGCGGCTGCGGATGTAGAACCAATCTGGCAACGAATTGCGGACGGCACGTTGCGTGCCGTAAGCGTTGGCTACCGAGTCTATCGGTATGAGCAACAGACCGATCCAACCACAAGCGAAATCGTGTATCGTGCTGTGGACTGGGAGCCTTTCGAGATTTCTGTCGTCCCGATTCCTGTGGACGCAAATGCGAGTGTGCGTGGCGAGGCGGAACAGGGCGCGCCCGTCATAGCCATTGAACCTGCCCTGTCAGATGAGGAGTCTAAGATGCCCGAGACGACGCCGGAGATTCCGGCTGCTCCGCCTGCGGCGCCGCCCTCCGCTGCGCCGTCCAACTCTCACCAGGAGAGCCTCATGACTACGATGTCCAGCACACCTCCGCCAGAGTCGACTCGCGCGGCGACCACGCCGATCGATCTCGACGCCATCCGCGCCGAGGCCGAGCGTGCTGCGGCCGAGCGCATCGCGAGCTACGAGCCGGTGCTTGCTGCAGCGCGTGGCTTGCTTCCTGCTGACACTATCGACGCAGTGCGCCAGACCGCCATTCGCGATCGCGTTAGCGCGGAGGTTTTGCGTGCACGACTTTGGGACGCTTTTATGCAGACACAGACCGCGCGCCCAACACTCCCTGCGCGCCCCGAGACCGGCCCCGCGTATGATGATCCTGCAGTGATTCGCGACGCCATGGCTGAGGCCATCGCTGTTCGCGCGATGCCGGGTTATCAACCGAAGGGCGATGGTCGCTATGTCGAGTTCCTCGGCTGGCGTCCGTCGGACATGATTCGCGAGCTTCTGGTTCGTCGTGGCGAGCGCAATCCGCCGCGAAACGTTACGCTGCTGGCAGAACGTGCGTTCCACACGAGCAGCGATTTCCCGCTGCTGCTCGCAGCTGCTGCCAACAAGATGCTGCTCGCCGCGTACCAGCCCGCGCAACCGAGTTATCGGCAGATTTTCCTTCGGCGCGACTTCCGCGACTTCAAGCCGCATAGGCATTTGCGCATTGGCGACTTCCCGCCGCTTGTGCCGCTTGGCGAGGGCGGCGAGATTCAGGTTGGCACCATCTCCGAAACGCAGGAGACGGTGACGCTCGCCACCTACGCAAGGCGTGTGCGCGTCACGCGGCAGATGCTTGTCAATGACGATCTTGGCGCGTTCACTGACTTTGCCTCGATGATCGGGCGGCGCGTCGCCGATTTTGAAAACGCAACAGCCTATGCGCTGGTCAACACCGCTAACGGTGATGGACCGACGCTTGCCACTGGCAACCTGCCAGTGTTTTCCACCAACGCGGCGCGCGGAAACAAGGCCCCAACCGGCACGGCGCTGGATGAGGCGAACATTGCCAAGGGTCGCGAAGCCATCATGAAGCAGCGGTCGCTTGATGGCATTCCGATCGCGATTGGTCGCACGATGCGCCTCTTGGTCGGCCCTGCGCTCGAACTTTCCGCGCTGCGACTGACGACCAGCATCACCCCCGCAACGTCCGGCAATGTCAATCCGTATGTCGGCATGCTGCAACCGG